GGTAACTAGAAATTCTTATGCAAGGGGGTTTTTTTGGACTCAATCCAAGAAGTCAAAATTCCCTTTACCCCTTGCATATTCATAGTTGCATAATGTTATAAAAAATATATAGTTATAAATGACAGTAATAAGAGAAAAAATAGTTGATATTACTGGTGTTGTGATAGAGAGATTTGAAAATATAGAAAATGCTTTATCCAACAAAGAAGGTGTAATGTTAGATTTCAGAACCATAAATATAAAAATGATTTCTAGCAAAATAAAACTAGAAAATGATGCTACAACAACAAGTAGTTCAGAAGCTAAGAGATCGGCAGAAAAAATTGCTTGATCTTGAATTAGAATATAAAGTTAAACTTGATAAGGCAAAAAGACTTAGAGAGTTTGTAAATTCTAAAATAGCTTTTAACTTTGAAAAATTACTAGGGTAACTTAGTAACACAACTATAAACTGTAAAGGAAGGTATGCACGATCTGTCTCTAAAAAACCCTGACGATATAAAAGCAGAACTGGACTCTTGTTCCGAAGAACTATCCAATTCATTATATGAATTTAGAAGATGCGAAGAATTTAAGAAGATTACATTTAGCCAAATCACTTTAACTAATAAAATGGAAAAGAACTGTTCAGTAGCAGAAGCAGAAAAACACGCATATTGTGATAAGAATTATGCAATCATAATTGAAGGTTTATTAGTAGCTGAAAAAAACTATTCTATTGCTAAAGGCAAGTATGCTAACTTACAAAGCTGGGTTGATCTTTATAGATCATGGCTTGTAACCCAAAGAGATTTGAGTAGATAAATGAATGATAAAAAATACATTGAAAACTTTAACCACGAGTCTTATGAAAATCGCACAAAGAATTATCTTAACATTAGTGAAGATCGTTTCGTTCAGTATTGCGTTAGTCGTGGCTTTTTGTGTAGGAAGCTTGGTCTTAATGCTGTTGATGATTCTAAATCTTTCGCTGAAAGTATTATTCCTATGTTTGCCAAACTCCCAACACTTATCAAAGCTTTCCCAGACTACTTCGTTTACGCACCTAAAGAAGCACATAAGCAAGAGCAGTTCTTTGTTGAATTAAAAAATGCTACCAATGGTGAAAATGGTAAAACTTTAGCCAAGATAAAAGTTAGAGATATTAAAAGATATACTTACTTTGAACAATCATTCACAAACTATCATACTAAGTTTACTATCTGCTTTCCGTTAGCAGATAAGATTATTTTTAAAAGTGTAGATCAAATACTGAAGCTATTACCAAAGTCGCAATTAAAAAGCTTTCCCAATGATGGTATAGAATACTTTGAAGTGCAGTTAAATTAGTGAATATTGTTTGAAATATTGTCGTCATAATCCCACCAGTTAGCTTTTTCCAATTCATAATCAATGTGTGTAATTCTTAACTTCTTAACGTGCTTTAATGAAGATAAAAAAGAAGAACAGTTGGTAAAATAATCGCTATCAAAGAACTTACAATAAGCAACATCTTCTTTAAAATTATCTCTACCTAATCTTACAAAACTTATAGTGTAAGTAACATAATAAAAATTACTTTGTGGTGTCTTTGTAATCATAATTATATTGTCCAACTTCATTTTCAGATGTTGTCCATTTAGGTTGATCTTCAACACTCCAAGTTCTAGTATTTACTAATCTGTTTATTAAAGGTGGTTCATTCCAATTAACTCCCATATTAGAATCAAATACTCTCATTCTATTATTGGGTTGAATAGCAAAGTTACCATTATCCATTTCTATAATATGCCCACATTTATGCTGATCTGGTTTACTTGCATAACCAAAATCTAATTCATTAAAATCACCTTCTGACCAATCTAAAGTAAATAAATATTTTCCCAGTTGTGGTGTCTTATCTCTTTGTAAGAATTGAACTTTACAACCTGCTAATTGATGAAATGTTGTAACTGCTATATTATAAGAAAAAGAATCCCATAAACATAATTCTCCAAGAGGTTGCTCAGGCACTCCTTCATCTTGGCAAAAGGCAGATATAGGAGATCGCCACCAGATACCACCATCTTCCATTACAAAATTAAATAAAGGAACTTGCTTAGGAATACTTGTAACTCCGAATATTACGCACCAGAAATATTTATCGTGGGAATCTTTTTGATCTCTTAAATAATTACCTCTAACATAACACTCTATTAAAGGTATGTTAGCATTAAGGTACATTTACTTTTTGGTAAATGCGTCAATGCTTGGTTTCAATCCGTAGATAGCACCGAAGATACCAACGATTAACCATTGATACCAAGAAGGAAACTTGCCAAAGTAATCAAAGAACAAATCTAACTTAGCTTTGATATTAATATCATCACTAATAACTGCATAAGATAAAACAAGAATTGGAATACAAACAACTATTAAAACAAATTCATCTTTCCATGATTTGTCTTGTTGGTCGTAAACATCTCTTTGATATTCAATCTCACCACTAGCCATTCGTTCATAGTGTCTTTTTTCTGCTTCTGATTCTAATAGTTCTGATTGTTTGTGGTTTTTATAAATCTCAGCACCAGTTTTAAAAATAGTTGGTATTAGATTCCACCACATATTAATCTACTGCTGAAATGTTAATTTCACCAGCACCGCCCCCATGATGAATAAAAGCTACCTTTTGACCAGAAACAAAAGAAAATATTTCTACATGATTTGCAGGTAGCATTAAATCTTCTTCAGTAGCAGTTGGGTTAGCCCCAAATTTAATATGACAATGTGATGTTGTTGATATTCTAATTAATCCTGAGCCAGTTGTAATAGCTGATGATTGTGCTGATGAAGAACCAATATCATGTGTTTCTGACACATAATTTGGGTCTATTGTGGTTACTATGTAATTTGACATATCTTAAATGTTCCTTGTTTGTTCTACTTTATATTTTTGAACTTAATTAAACAATCTAAATATTTTGCATCATTTTAAGATAATCATAACTTTCATAATTTTGAGAATTAAATATAAGATTATCTAATCTTTTTTTATGTATGTTTCTTTCGTTAATATGTGCCATAATATTTCTTCTAAACTTTGAACTCATTTCTTCAAGTTCTTCTTCGTCCCAATCAGGTTGTTTTAAAAAACTAGAATGTTTTTCTTTGATCTTATTGTATAGATATAAACAACAATCAGGATATTCAGGATTCTTTGTTCCTAAAAATTCATTACATTCAGAACAAGCTGGTAACACATCTGCTCTTGCATAAAGTCTTTTTTTACCAGAATTAGATACACTTTCCTGATAATGATGTTTATGATTAGCTATATCACCACAATAGATGCACTCTTTTAGCTTGATTTCTCTATCTATTTTCATAATTCCTTATTTAAACGCATTTTCCTTACTTGCAATAAAAAAACAACCTTAGCAGAAAAAATGTTAATAATTATCGCCAAATGCGTTCTAATGCAGTTTAAATGGTATTATAGACGTGATTTGATGTTGCGATTACAAGCTTGTATTTACTTGCTTATTTTCTCTATTAAAAGTTGTATATAATGTATGCTTTTATTAAGATCTTCTATTTGCTTAGATAACTCTTTGTTTTTCTTAGAATACCTACTTAGGTACTTAATGGCATTACCAGAATACCAATCTATTTGATTAGCATAAATATATTCAGATACAGATATTTTCATATCTTTGTAATGATCTCCACCTATTTGCTTATCTGATGGTTTCATAACACCTCGTACACTATTCTTTGGTTGCTTTTAAATGCTCTAAGATACATTTTACGATTACCTGATGGTTTCCAGCTACAATGTACCCACCCAGAATTAGGTTCTTCAGCTTTCCAAAATTCAAGAATACATTGGTCATAGTCTAAGTGATTAACTATCCAGTCAGAAACTTCTTTGTTAGGTATTCCTAAAATTTCAAAATCTACTGCTTGTCCAAATGTGTGTTGTGATGTTACAGAACTTCCTATGGCTTTGCATAACTCAGGAGAACGATAGCCAGAAGTAATTGTAATTGGTTTGTTAAAATGATTTCTTACTGGTTCTAAAATAAACTGGCACACATTTTGTAGATTAACTAAAACTTCATCATTTGGAGTATTATCTATCTGTAATCTGATTGCAGTATCAGAATATATAAATTCTCTTAGAGAAAAATTTAAACTAACTTGCCTATCCATTTGCCTTCTTTGTTAAGTACCATTGGCATTAGTCTTGGAGTAGAATCTACAATCATTCCACAACCCATTATAAATTTTGTTTTAAAGTTTTTAGAATAAGTAAATGCCATATTCGTTTGTTGAATTAAACAACCTACTTGCATAGCAAAGAATAGTGCATCAGGGTTAGCCCAGTATTCTATTTTAAATTTAGAATGGAAGTGTCCCTGAACACAACTCATTCCATTAATTTGAGATACTTTAGTTACATCAGCAGATATTCCATGAGTAAAAAAACATCTTTGTTTATTAGGAAGTGTAAGAGTTAAATTATCTACCCAGTTCCATTTTTTAACATTTAAAAACTCGTTGTATTCTTTTAGATAACCTCTAGGGATTCCTGATTTAATTGCTCTACGATAAACTAAGCTAGAATGATTTGAGTCTAACAAAGTCATTTCAGGAAATATTGATTCTAATTCTTTAATAAAATCTTTTGCTCTTACAAGTTCATGTCCAGCAGAAGCAAGATCAGGGTTATGATCGTGGAATGATAATGCGTGGCAATCTATTTCATCACCTATGTTTACGATTGTATCTGGTTTGTATTCTTTTTTAATTTCTTTTAGGAACTCAAATGAATCTTCTCTATGATATGGAATGTGTAAATCTGATATGACTAAGATTCTTTTATTCATAACTAACTGTTAGTTGTATTTGCCGTTTTGTGCAATACTTACTTAGCCAAAAATATTGTGATTAAAGCCAATGATAAAGCACCAAGTCCACAAAGAATAGACCAGAATAAAGATTCTACTTTTTTCTCCAGCTTATAAACTGAGCAACCTAGTATTTTTATTTCTCTTTTAATTCCTGTAATATGCCCTTTAAATGTAAGAGATTGTAATTCGTCTAATTTTTTTGTCATTGTCTTTATCAGTACATTTGCAAGACTTCAAAAGACAACAACTGCCATCAGCTAATCTATAAATGCACATCAATATTGTGCAGTCCTTTTATCAGACAATTAAGTTTAGATAAAGTCTATTTATTAAAAGTCTTTTGTATGTCCGAATAGAAGTCTTTGTAAAACTTCTGGACATCTTTTAAGTATGCTTCGTAGTTTTGTTTTACTTCTTCGTAAGTCGGTAGTTTAAATGTAAACATTGTTATCTCCGTTTGTTAGAGAATAATATAATGGTGCAACGCACAAAAATCAAGATAGTTTGTTGCCTTTAGCCATATTTTCTTTTGCAGATAAGTATTGCAAGTTCCATTCAACGTGCAAACCACAAACCAGTTTATTGCTTAAAGGAACTATGTGATCTACATGATAACCTTTTGGACAATTTCTATATATATCTCTTATTTTTTCAATATTAGCAAACTTTGGCACTAAATTTCTTTTTCTTAATTTATATATTAAAGACATTCCTTTATTGCAATAATATTGCCTATAACAATAATCATTACAATATTGTTTATTATGTTTAAATTTGAACTTGTTTTTGCATGAGTTATTTTTGCAAATAACTTCTAACATTACTTAATATTAAGATGTATTTTAATTGATTCTATGAAATCGTTAATTGCTAGTTCGTATTTCCAACCTAAATAAACTCCTAAAATAGTTCCAAGTATAAATGTTATCATATTTTTTTAATTACTTCGTCTAATGTTTCTAAAACTTCCCAACCAGTAGTACCATTATGAAGTATTGTTGTATTTTTAGTTGTGCTAAAAATAGATGTTATATTATTAATGTTTAAGTAGATAGCTTTTCCTTTTAAGTCAGGATTATCAGCAACATTAGTAAATCCAATAAACTTATCAGATTTATTATCTAGTTTTAATTTAGTAATTTTTTGATTTTCTAACTTAATTACTTTTGACATATACCTTCCTATTTATTTATCTATTTTTTATTTCCCAATTTATAATAGATTCATTCCAAGAATAATATTGA